AAGACTAAATCTTCCTGCTGAAAGCTCAGCAAGGTATTCATTTGTTAATTGTTCTAAGTCTTTTACTAGGTTTTCGATTTTGTAAGCAAGCAGGCCGTTCGTACTAAAAGCTTTTTTAAGTATCTCAAGATGGGTAGCTCGTTCTTCTACTTTACCCAACGCTGCGACAATTTCTTCCAGTTCTTTCTCGAAGTTCTCTGTCTGCTCAGTAATAATATCAAGCCTCGTATTATGTCTTTCGGCTTGCATATTGCTTTCCGCAATTTTTTCTATTTCCATTCTTACATTTTGTATTTTGGAAGTAATTTCGTCAATTTTGGAAGATAGCTTCTCACCGTCGAAAATCTCTGTCGGAAGAGAGTTGTCCACATTTCGAATGAGATTTTCAAACTCGCTCTGCAATGCATCTCTTCTTCCAACTCGAAGATTATTTTCTCTACCTCTTTCAAGGTGTTCTTCGATGTCTTCCTCTTCATCGACTCCGTGAGTTATTGTTCTTACATAACCCATACGAAGTTCCTCCATCTTATCCCAATCTATCTCCTGTTCACAGGTAGGACAGACGCCTTCAAGCTCTGAGATTTTGTCCAAATGTGCTTGAGCTGCAGACAATTCGGCACGAATAGTGCCTTGTTTCTGCAACATAGCTTCAAGGTCAATCTTCTCGCCTTTGAAGAGACGGTTTTCATCAGTCTCAAGCTGTTGCAACTGCTCCTTATTAAAATTATTGTCTATAATTTTTTTATTATTTTCGGAGATTTTTTCAAAATCGTTGCGTAACTGCTGTAACTCTTGTTCGTCTTTTTCTGACGATTTTGGTAAATTTAATATAGGAAGTATATCTATACTCTCCAATTTATTTTCATTTAACCATTTTACTATTGTATCAGATTTACTCTCGAGGCTATTTACTTCTAGAGAAATCTCTCTCGAGGCTTCCTTGAATATTTCAAAGAACTCTACATATTCAGTTAACTTTAAAAGATCGATTAGAAACTTTTTTCTGTTCGTATCTGTCGCAGTTAAAAACTGTAATGATGTATTCGTGTTCTGATAAACCAACTGTGTAAAGGTCTTGAAATCAAGCCCCAATAGTTCCTGCACAGTCTTGTATGTATTCGTTGCTGTGTGAGATGATATGTCGTCTCCATTTTCATAGAGTTTACACTTTATACTTGCCTTTCGAGTTACATCTATTTCGTACTCATTATCGTCAACCTGAAAAGTCAGATTGATAGCATAACCATCATTTACAAAACGGTTTTGTATTTCTTGTTTTTTAATACCTTTCGAGTTCTTATTAAATAATACTTCTTCGATAATAAGTGGAATGGAAGACTTACCCATTCCGTTGGTGCCGACAAGTTGAGTGAGATTGCTAGAGTTAAGATCAAGAATGTTTCCTTTACCATAACTAAAACAGTTATCCCAGCGTAGCGTTTTTAGAATAATCATTAAACACTCCCATTATTTGTTGAATTTTATCATCATTTAAATCAAGGATTGCACTTAAGTATTCTGCTAGTTCTTCTTCGATTGTTAAATCTTTTAGATTAAGCGTAGCTTCTGTACTTCGTTTTACTACTTTCTTATCAAGTAAGTCGGAGTTCTTTACTGAGGCTAAGTCAGCAACATCTCCTTCAATCTCATAAATTGTATGATGAAACATTGTTTGTAACATATCCTCAGCATTATCTACTGTTTTTCTAAGTAGCTGAGGCAATGTAAACTCATGCCATGTCCAGTCATATAAGTTATCAATCATAAGATAACCTGTCTTAACTATATCTCTATGAAAAGATGTAGTCATGGGAGAGCCTGGATAGACAATGTTCCTTTGTGTATTTGTATGACTATGTAGGTCACCTGCGTACACGACAGGAAAAGCATTAAATCTTTCCAGGTCTACCTCTGGTGTAACATGAGGAGGTATTTCACCCCTCACATGAGTATATAAAGGTTTGTCGGGATTGCATTTTTCTATAGAGCCTTTTCTATGCAAGTCTGCATAAGGTAGAATAGTTCCCCATTCATACTCTTTAGTTTCATCTATAATCTCGACAAGAGGGTTCACATCAGACGTGGCTCTCTTAAGGTTAGAAAAGAAAGTCTTATATTTTTTAGTAGCTTCATGGTTACCATCATAAATGATAGTAGGAACTTTTACATCTTTAATAAAATCAAAGTATAGTGTAAGTTCGTCCATTGAAGGCACTCTATCAAAAAGATCTCCACCTATAATGTGCAAGTCAACGTCGCTTTCTAAGTCATATATAGCCTCAAAAAACATTTTATATCGTGAACATGCCCAAGCCATAGGTACATTCTTTTGTCCTAACTTAATATGCCAGTCTGCTGTAAATAAAATCATGCTACGAAGTCGTCTCCAGGTTGCCATGAACACCCTGTAAGACCGCCAGCTTTCAAAGCTTGTATCGTTCTTAGCACTTCATTTGCATTTCTTCCTGTATCTAATGCATTTACTGATACATGTTGGATTACTCCGTCAGGGTCAACTATATAAGTTGCTCTGAAAGGTACTCCATTTTCGGGATCAACTATACCTAATTCGTTAGAAAGGTATAATCCACAATCTGCAGCAAGAATGTGCCTAATGTTTCTTATAGAATCATTTTGCTGTTTCCAAGCGAGTTTACAATGTTCATTGTCTCCACTAATGCCTATGACATCAGCCTCGTCAACGAGATAGTCCATATCTGCTATTTCAGTTGGACAAATAAAAGTAAAATCTTTTGGGTAAAAATATACCACAGTCCATTCTTTCAGTAATACATCTACATCAATAATGTCATTTTCATCATTAACTCCTTGCATTGAAAAGTCTGGAAAATTTTCTCCTACTCCTATCATAATACTCTCCTTAAGAAATTGAAAACTCAGAGTCTACATCAGAAGGAGCTTC